CACTTTTAGTTTTCAGCCTGCCTCCGCGAGCAGTGGCGCCAGTCGTAGCAAAACGCCCGATTGAGTCGCGGACGTACTTCCTGCCAGACCTACCGCCGCGCTTGGCCATTGTTCAATGTTTCGTTAATACAGTCTAATGCCGGTGCCACGGCCAGCCCTGCGGTGCAGTGGGTTGAACTCACGCCACACTAGATACCCAGCAGCGTCCGGCATATGGTCATGGCCAGATTCCTTGTCAGGCTCCTGCCGCTCGTTGTACGCCTGCAGCTCTAGGCATTCGATCAGCCGTTTGCATCGTGGGTTGATCTGGATTCTGATTTCACCTTTCCCGTTCTCCAAAGCACCTTGAAAAGCAGAAACCCTATCAGCCACCCTCGGATTTGCCTTAGGCGATTGGTTGCTGATGCCATAGCTGGCAAGTATCTCCAGATCAGTCTTGGTCGCATTAGTTGACCTGTTGCCGCCTGATGCGTCTGGGTAGCCGTAAAGCGTGCGGCCTGGATAGCGAGCGCACAGCTCCTGTGCCAATGCGTCAGTGTCATGGGCCCCGCTGATCTCATCAATGAAATGCAGGGCATTGCCAGACCGGATCGCCAGGGCTGCATTTGTATTGCCCACATTGAAATCAATGCCAATTCTCAGCGGCTCTTCTGGATCATCATCAACGTCGGCAACATGCTTGGCACGGTCAAACCGATCGTAAACAGTGCCGGTCGCCAAGTTTTGATAAATGCCTTCTAGATAGGCGCGGCACTGCTCTTGGGTGTAACGGCTCAGCAGGTCATCGACGAAGCCCGGCCTGAGGTTATGGGCATTATCTGCGGTCTTCATCCGTAGCAGCGCTCGGCGCTTGCCCTCCCGTGCTGCATCAGTGCCAAACGTCTGGTAATGGAACCCAAACCCTTCTGGCGTTGAGTAGCAGTGGAGCTGATTGAAGTTTCCGACCCTGATACGGCCCAGGATCTTGTCATAGGCACGCTGAGCGATCGAGGCTTTCGCAGTATCAACCTCATCGATGATTGCGAAGGCCCAATCGTCGCCCACGATGCGTTGATAATTTTCAAACGACAGGCCAAGGATTGTTGAATCACCGCCAGGGAAGTGCAGCGTGTGGCTTACATACGGCGCCACCCTTGGCGTGTATGGAATGCCGAAACTGTCTAAGAAATCCTCGAATTTTGGCACCCAAATTCTGCGCACCATATCACTGGTGGGCTCTAGGACTGAACCGAAAAAGCCCTGGTTCAAGGCGGCCAACTTAACGGCAACAGCATGAGCGCAATAGGTCTTGCCGCTGCCATAGCCGGCGCTGATGCCGATCTCAGGGATGCTGGCCGGCGCTCCACCTTGCGACGCTGCGATAGCGCTTAACCGCTCTACCTCAAACGCGCTGAGCTGGCCAGGGTTGAGCGTTGCGGCGATGCGTTCTAGGAGGTCATCAACATCAGCCAAGGCTGCCCCGGTGCCAACGGCTGCAACCTGCAGTTCTGCCAGCCTGGCCAGGATTGGGTTATTCCTCTTCACTGGGCACTAACTCTTGACCAGTTTTGGCCTGAATGCGAAGCAAGACGGTGCGCTCTTGTTCTGGCGTGAGGTTTGCCTCAGCGATGGCTGATACAGCAGCTTCGATGCCTTCATTTCTTGCGCGTGTGACGGCTGCGTTGTCGCTGTAGTGCTTACGGTATGACGGGCTATGGGTAAGCATCCATTGCGCTGATTTGCTGTCTCCTTCTTGAGCACAATTTGTGATGATATTTATGAATTTATGAGCACCAGCTGCACGGCCTTCATTAAGCGCATCTAAAAGAGCTATTTCTTCTTCAGTAGGACTAGGGCCTTTTGCATTGCCAATCCACTGCTTTAACGCTGCATAGCTAACACCAACCGCTGCGGCGATATGTTCTAATGCTGCGCCATATTCTGCAAGATGACGAACAGCTTCGATCACTTTTGAGTTTAGTTTGTAATGTCGCCTTCTTAAGTTTGCCATTTTAAATAACTATTGCGAAATATTATAGCGCAGGCTCAATGGTAGCCCAGGTTCTGCCTGAGCGAATTTGGCGGATTGCATCGACTGAAACGTCGTATTGAAGCGCGAGTTCATATGGGGTGAAGACATTATTTCGCAAAAACTTTTTGATGTCAGCGACTTCAAAGGGTTCTAGCTTTGCGCTTTTTGGCGCACCGTAGAGACGCTTTCTGTTGATGGGAATTTCAGGTGTGATCACTTGCTCAGTCCTGAACGGATGATTGCAGGCCGGGCATCGACGGTAACGGATGCGGATGTCAGCTTTGCGCCTGGTGCATGTGGTATGAATGACGGGCTCACCGCAGTTTGGGCAATCGATTGGCATTTGATCAGTCAGGCAAAGGATAATTGTTCGGATATAGCGGGAAGCTTATTGGCCCCCCACTGCTGGCCCATCGCCTCGGCTATGCCTAGAAAAGTGCGGCTACGCTCTTTCCAGCGATTGGGGCCAGGTGGCGTCAAGTGAACCTTTGGTTCACGCCCTTCAACGCAATTGGTTGGCTTCAGCTTTGGCAAATTGTGTAGCCACAGGCAAGTTGCTTTTACCTCCCCGTGCCCGTATTCCCAGGGTTGGATAATTTGATTCGGCGGACGGATAGCGCTGCTGATCACGCTGATGGGATTTTCAATTGCCCAGCGATCAATTGGCGCATCCATTAACAGCTTTACAAAATCCAACGCTGCTGCTTGCCTGCCGTCTGCAATCTTTTCAGGGAAATGTCTGCTACCACTCACCGCTAGATGAGTGCAGGGCGGATGGGCAATCATCAGATCCCAGCCATCGCTGAGCACGTCTTCGACTGGTCCTTGGTAGTGCAGGCCGGGAACTTCTGTTTCCAGCAGGTCGCAACTCATTGCGTCATGACCATGGGAGTTGAAAGCATCTCGAACCCGACCGCTGTATTCACAAGCAATTAAGACACGCATGGGTGGATGGGAAGTGGTGAATGGCCGGGAGATGGATCAGCCCCAACAGCTGCCCTGTTTTTCCCTCTTGAGGGTCTTGTATGCAGTCAGGCTTCCCGGCCTGGTCATTAGCTGTCCTCCAGTTGGTTGATTGCTTCGATGATCTGTTCCCTATCAGCATCTTCCGCAACAAGACGCTTAAGCTTCTCTACTGAAGTTTCGGCGGACTGCCAATGTTTGCCGTTAATGGTCCCACCGACAGTGCCACCGACAATGCCATAAACATTGCCATAAACATTGCCATAAACATTGCCACGCACAGTGCCACCGACAGTGCCATCAACATCGCCATGAACACGGACACCTCCATAGCCACGAACAGAGCCAACAGAGTCATTTACGGGGCCACGGACAGTGCCGTAAATGTTGCCACGCACGTCGCCGTAGACATCGGTTAAAACGCCTGAGATGTGCCAATTACCGTCCGGCCCTTTTTTAACGCTGATGAGGTCAAGGAGTTCGTCGCGTGTGATCATGTCATGCATCAGTTTTTCTCCTGTTGCTGTTGTGGGCGCATTGCTCGTACCAAGTCTTTGATCAAATAGTCAATATGACGGCCCCCGCCCCAATGATCAGGAGCGTCGGTATAGTTTTCAAGATTTTTGTCTAACCATGCCAGCAGCTCATCACGACCTAAGTCATAAGCGGCTCTCATGTAGGTTTTCTCATGTGAATCTAATACTGGCCAGTCCGGGTGCCAAAGTACTTTGCTCTCTGCAATCTTCTTGCAGATCTCGTCAGTCAGTGGGTGAGTCATGAGTTGCACTCCGGCTCTGAAAGGTCTTCAACCGTATCGTCACATTGCTTTTCAAGACTTTTGATCGTGAAACGTTGCGCCTCTATTTCATTGCGAAGACGCTTAATGCTGTCTTCAAACTTTTCCTTTTGCCTGGCGAAAGAAACCAAGACTTCGGGAGTGCAAATTTCAAACGACTTGTCAAGAACGGCACTATTAGGCTGGACGACAATAAACTCAGGGCTCTCTGAGCGACCATCTAACTTAACCTTATCAGCCAACAAGACAGTCATTTCAGGCTCGACTACTCCAGGCCGACTCCATGACTCCTCGTAAAAAACCGCATTGTTTTCCAGCATTAGCGCCAACTGCTTCAGCGAATCGGAGCAGCTGTCGTCGCTAGGAATATGGATGGCGATATGCGTCGCGCCATTCGTTTTAATGAGTGCAAACATAGATTTGTTGATGTGGGATCGGTTAGTAGAGAGATGAAAGCGGGGTAGGCCAGGGCCGAAGCCCCAGCAGCGGTCATGGTTGGTCGATGTAGTGGATTTGGTAGTAAGAGTCAGAGATGAAGGTGTTTACCTGAAAGGTTCGCTTGCCCTCCCACTCCCGGTTAAGAGAGTCAACCGCTGTCTGGGCTTTGGCTTCGTCGATGTACCAAGGGCCAAGGGTGACGCCTTCGGTTTGGGGCGCGAAATAACGAGTTGCGGACATAAATCTGAGGCGAAGGGTGCCATCTCTGGCGTGATCACAGTGTAGACCATCCAAGGCATTTTGTCACCAGTCAACTTGTGGTTCAGCAAAACTAAACGGTGACTCGCACGGACGGACATCAATCTCTAGGCGCTGATTCGACAACGTGATCATTGGGTTACCCAGCCGTTCGAGCGTGATGCTGTCGGGGTTGGAGCCATCCCGAACGACATAGCCGCCAGTCCAAATGCCGTCGCGGTTTACCTCGACAGGGCTCCCAGGAGCAATTGGATCTTTAAGGAGAGGCTCCCCTTCTTCTTCTCCCCCCTGAAGGTGTGTTTTTATGGATCTTTTGGATCTTATGGCATTAGATCCAAAAGATCCCTTAGATCCATCCTGGGGCTCTCTCAGGAGATCAGCTGGATCATCCTCTGCAGCTAAGGCGAACTCGCTCACTTTCCAATAGCGTTTCGGGCGCCTGCCGGTCGGCTCAGAACGGCTGACAAAGGCCAATCCCATCCCCACAAGATTGCCAAGCTCGCGGCCAATGTGCCCTGTGGATTTGGCAGGAGTCATGTTGTGAGCGATCTCATCAGCAGGGACATCAGCGCCGAGCTCAGAACGCATTTTGAGGTAATCAAAAACGTCACCACGAACGCCACCGAGAGACGCAATTTTTTTGCGAACCAGCTCCACTTGCTGAGAATGCTCAAGGCTGCCCTTTAACGTCCAATTCCCCTCTGAGAGGTATTCAGCCTCAACGCCTCCCAGCTCGCTGTAGCCGCGTCCAGAACCGACAAACCCAACGCGCTTGTCAATACGGGCCAAGCCTTCGCTTTCATCTCTGACCCAACGCATCAGCACACCCCAGGAGGGGATGGATGTGATGCTGCTGCTGCCGCGGCATTCAGCTACCCAATCCCAAGTCGTTGGATATTTCTTGGTGTGATGGAGCACAAGAATGGTGGCTCCTGTTTGGCTGAGATCTGCCATCGCTGTTCTGATCGGTTCAGCGAAGCGCGCGAGGTTCTCCTCTATGCCACAGGGCTCCATCATTGAGCTGAGGCTGTCGATGATGACCAGCGGGAACTGGTAACGCTCGATCTCCTCACGCATATGGCGGATGCCGTCCTTAGTGAAATTAAATTCATCTTTGGTGTCAACGCTGCAAAACAGATCTATGGCGTTGGAGTCCAACTGCTTGGCATCGTTGATCAGCCCCTCGCGGCGCAAGTAATACTGCCAATTGCCTTCAGATTGGTCTGTGCCGAAAATCAGCACCGGCATCCGCGTTTCAGAAAGTTTTAGATCACGGCCCAGGAACTGCTCACGTCGATCACGGATAGCAGCAACCAAGCCACAGGCAAAAGATGATTTGCCAATCTTGGGCTGTCCAATGAGGAAGTTGGCTTGGGCTAAGTGGATCAGACCATCAAGCATGAACGAGGGTTCCTCTTCTAGGAGGGTCTCGCCGCCTTTGTAGACGCGCCCTTTGCGTTGACTGCGTTCTGCTCGTTCAAGATATGCCTTCAGCTCAGCATCTTTGACGTCCTCGTGAATGCCGAGGTCGTATGCCTGGTTTCTCATCAGCGGGAGCCAATCCCGCTCTCGCTCTGTCTTGATCAGGTGCTCCGCATGAACTGCTAGGTCGTACAGGGCTTGTTGAAGCTTTGGTTTGATTTCGTCTGGCTTTTTGCTCATGTTCGTTGTCAAATTCGTTTAGGGCTTTGTCTGAGGCTTGTTTCCAGATCGCGAAATAATCGATCGATTCGTCGTAATCCGCCAATGGGGCTAGGGCTTGCCAGCGCAGCAGTTCATAAGCCCGTTGGTTAGGAGTCACGGCGCCGTTTAATTGCTGCGAGACCTTCCAGCGCGAGATAATTGACCCAAGCGGTGCGAGACATGCCGGCCGGCAGGGATTCGTCAACAGATCTCAGCACCTCCCCATCGATGATGACCCTCGCTGATCCGCTTTGGCTTGGCATGGTTGTGGCTTGCTTTGCCCCTACATTGTGCCATGATTGCGCCAGCGCGCAAACATCATGCTTAAGTCTGACCCGCTCATCACGTTCCACGACTCCATTCACCGTTATCAATACGGCGATCAATGGATGATCAATTCAGTGACCCGCGTGATCGACGATCTCACGCCTGAAGCCCGAGAGCGCATCGCTGCAACAAAAGCCGGCCCTGATGGCTGGGAGATTCGAGGGAACACCGTTCATGCTGCCCTTGAGCGCCACCTGCTCAAGCTGGCCGGGCGAGACGTTGCCCCGTTTGAATTTGATGAACGCTGGCGCCCTTGGATCGATCCAATGATTGACCATTGGATTTGGGACGGTTGCACAGTCGAGGCTGTAGAGCTCCGGCTGTGTGACCCAACGAAAAGCCTTGGCGGCTCGTTAGATTTCATCATCAGAGATGAGAATGGCCGCAGGATTTTGGCTGATGCCAAAAGCGTCAGCAGCGCCAAAGCCGTCGAATTACGGAAGCCGGCCGACAAGCAGCTAGGCGGTTACCTGCAGATGCTGATCGATTCTCATCGATACGGTGTGGAACAGTGCGGAACGCTGGTGGTTGGCCCTGGCGTGACCAGAATGAAACCTAGTAACCCTGATGATTGCTTGGAAGCGTGGCTGAGCGCATGGCAAACGTTCAACGATCAACAGCCTGACTTCTGATGAATAACAAATGGATTGAGGCGCAGCGGCGCAAACTTGACGACCAGATCACGGCTGAATACGTCGCCGCGACTTCCCCGCAACCGCCTGATGACGATTGGATTTATGAACTGGACAGGGATGCTTGGCAAGCTTGGTCTAGAGGCTCCTGGCTATCAGAAGACGCTGGCTGACTGCAGAGCACACCCATGGATAAAGCCCAAAGGGAAAGCAAAGCCTTCTAGGTCTAAGCCTGCAAAGAAGCCAAAATACCCAAGCGCGAAGCACGGCGCCGACTGAGTTGCTATGTTGGCCGCGTACACCCTTCTAGGCGGTGACAAATCTCCGTTGATCGATCTGCCAGCGGTAAGCCCCAGCCCCCGTGAAGGCTGAGGCAGCAGATCAACCCCTTATGCCAACGCCCAGCGCCTCGCGGTTGTAGGGCTCGTTTTTAGCTGTTGTGCGATCTGTTTGTATGTCCGTCCTTGGCGCCTGAGGCGTTTGGCGTGTTGCTGAGGGGATGCGGTGACGTAGAGCAGGATGATTACGGGGAGGATCAGCAAGACACCGATCCAAGCGAAAGCGCAAGTCATGATTCAAATTTTGATTGGTTTTTGTCGACCGGCGAGCGACGCTCAGCCCTGAAGACTCGACCAATATGGCATACCATCCGAAAAGTTGCAACGCTCGCCTCAGAAAGAACGCAAAGCGTTCGCAGCGGAAAGAGCGTTGACTTAAGGTTGCAGCATCCGCCGGCAAAAGAACGCAAAACGTTCACCGGTTAAAAGATGCTGACTTAATTGGCTCCGTCGGGTAAAGAACGTAAAACGTTCGCCGAGAAAAGGAGCCTTGTTCTTATCCTATCACTAACTCTTGCATTTTTCGCATTACAACAAAACAAGCTTTACGGAAACGCGCACGTAGCAACAACATTTCTGCGCGTTCTCGGTCGCTTGGGTCAACCGTAATTTTGCCTTCATTTTTAATTTCTTTTTTCACTAATGCCTTAAACGTCCAGTAGCAGATATTCGATCTAGCAACGCCAGCTTTAAAATGGTTTGGCTTATTGCCTAGCAAATAGCGCCAAATGTAATTAGCGCCTAGCGGACGATTGCTCCATTCAAATGCTCTTAGCTGACAGTCTTTGCCGTAAACAGCTACCCATAACGCGACAAGCGCAGGATTTTCTACATCATTTACGATCCATTTGATCGCGTCTGCCGCTGGCTGGCTATCAATTGATGACCGTCTCAAGCTTTGTTCCAGTTGAAAAAAGATTGAATAAAGTTGCTTGAGCTCTAAAATCCCTTCTGGCGATTCATCGTCGGACCTCTTAAACAATCGCTGATTATTAATCGTGACGTTCATTTCTCGAACGACTTTTTGTGCATATAACTCCTTTGCCGACCATTCCCCTGCAGGTCTTGGGTTAAAGCGTTGCAGCGCTGCGACGCCCCCTTTCATTAGGACATGACTTGAAACAACAGCGCAATCGATTTCATCTGTTTTACGATCTGTGCCAGTCACGGCCAAGCGCATTTTAGGAGTCATCCCGTGAGGAACAAGCCGGATCTCAATGTTGCGACTTTCAGCCCGTGCCTGAAGATTTTTTAAGTCTCGGTACAGGTACACCTGCGCCAAGCTGCGGCTTCCTGATTCCTTTTGCGGCTGCATGTGTGCATTTTCGACTAGCACTAGGTCTCCGTCGTCGCAGAAGGAGAGCAGCAGAAATGAGCTCAGTGAGATTTTGCTGTCAAAGGTTCCGTTTTTAGAAACGAACCACATCGTGTTGCCAATGTCGCAGCCCCAAACGTTGCGACCATGTTTGGCGGAATAGTCCTGAAGACTGCCAAACGGTGAAGCAACAACAGATAGCGGGTTTGTGTTTTCGATCGACGGGAAAAGCGAGCCTTGATCACGGTTTTGGATTTTCCGCATTGAGCTGGGTTTTGGGCAATTGCACGGTATACCATGGCCTTGACAACTGCAATCCACCCCCACCCCACCCCCGCATGATGACCGACACACCGCTGCTTGAATGGCGCGAGCACCTACCGCCACATGCTGACAAGCTCCAGGCTGGCTGGCTTGAGTGCAAAGCCCGTAACCCTCAGCTGCTCAACCAGTGCTATCAGCTGTGCCTCACTGCCCAGCGACGTGGCATCACGCGGTGGTCAGCTGATGCAATGTTTCATGTCCTGCGCTGGGAGACTGCAGCATCTATGAACGACAACGGGTTAAAGGTCAACAACAATTACAGCAGCTTGGCGGCTCGTGACCTGATGGCAGAGCACCCGGAGCTGCAGGGGTTCTTTGAGCTGCGTGCCAGAAAGCCCCGAGGCAATCATGGCCAAATCCATTGACTTTCCCTGGATGGTCTGCCATCCTGTCTTTAGCGGGAGACCGCCCCCATTCTGTTTTTCTTATGACTCATCCCCACTTCCTTCTTGGCCTGTGCTTAGGTGCTGCCCTCTCCGTCTCTGCATTCCTTTATGGGACTTCTCAGGTTGATCCGGCTTTTACCGATCAAGCTGCAATTACTCAGGCCCACGCAACCGGGGAATTTACAGCCCATTAGTCAGCACCGAGGGGCTTCGGTCCCTCTCCCCTCTCTCAGCCCAGCAAACCCCGATCGATTAAACGATGACATCCCCAACCATCTCGAAGGCTACAAAGACCACCTCTCCCGCTGCTACGCGGCTCATCCTGATCGCTGATCTCAAGCGTGAAATCAAAGAGCTAGAAGCTGAAGTGAAGAGGGAAGTTGAGCTTTTAGAAAAAGAAATTTTGTTAGGTCTGCTTGATGAATATGCAGACGGTGATTCCTATGTTTATGACGGAATCAAATGCACCACTGTTGACACTAAACGGTGGCAGTATGGGGATGAAACCAAAAGTGCAATCAAAGAAATCCAAGAACGCGCTCAGCTTGATGGCAGCGCCACTCAAGAAAAAACAACCTCACTTCGTTTTACCTTCTGCTGACTTCAATGGGACGTATCTCTTTTGTTGTTTATTCTCGCGCTGCTCCTCAAGGCAGCAAAACCTATTTAGGCCAAGGTCGCATGAAGGAGTCATCTGAACGGGTAAAACCCTTTAGGGCCGACGTTCGCAGAGCCGCTGAGTCTGCCGCATTGCCGCCTGACTGGCCTATGGCTGCACCTATGCGTGTTGGCGTTCGCTTCCACTTTGCACGGCCTAAAAGTCATTTCAAACGCGATGGGGTTACTTTATCGAAAAGCGCTCCAGAAGAAGCCACAAGCCATGGCTTAGGTGATCTTGACAAGCTTGCAAGATCGGTCAACGATGCTCTTTCAGGCGTGCTGTTCAATGATGATCGTCAGGTGGTGGAGATGCATCTAGCCAAGGCTTACGACTCAGAGGATCTTGTGATTATTTCTGTCGAGCCCCTTGTCTAGTATCCCCTTCTGGTCTACCATCTAAACGAACCCACTCATCTTTGCCCTATGACTGAAAACAACTCATGGCTGCCTGACCTTTCTGGCATCATTCAGAAATCTGATGTCTTTAAGAAAGGTTCCGGTTCATACTCTGCTGATTATGTTTCATGGGCCAGAATTGCCCACTATCTCCACGTCAACGCCAACGGCTGGGAATTTAATCTCCGCATGACCCCAGACAACACCGGCACGGTCTGGGCAGCTCCAGATAACACCGGCTATGTCATCGGGTATTTTTCTGGCCCTAATGGAGAGTCAACTGCTGACTTTCCGTTCCCCTGCATGGACAATAGGAACAACCCAATCCCGATTGAAAAGGTTTCCTGTCGCGTCTTGACTGACACCCACCGCCGTGCGCTATGCGCCTGCGCTGCATTCACGTTTGGCCTGGGCTTTGAGCTTTGGGCCAAGGCTGAGGTTGCAGACGCACAAGAGGCAGAACAGCCTGCACCAGCCGCCAAGCCAGCAGCAAAAAGCAAATCAACCCCAGCGTCAGGGGAATTTTTAGCGTCAGCAATGGCGGCCTTACAACCTGCAGCCGCAACCCCTACCGCAGACCAGCCCCTCAGCCACGACGATCGGAAGCTCCTGCTCACCTGTATGCAAGAGCTCGACAAGCCAGCGCTAAACAGCGTTTTGGCTGCATTCCGCAACAAATTTGGCCTCGCTCCTGACGCCAAAGTCGCGAACGCTATCACCACTGAAAATCATGCCGTCTTCCTCCGCGAGCAACTCACTCAGCACTAATCAGCACCTAGCTCAAGCCCTGTACCACCTGCGTGAAATCAGTTCTTATGGCAACGACTCAAACGCCCTTCTTGCACGGGCAGCAATCCAAATCCTCACCGAAGTTCCCATTGTTCGGGGTGTGGAATCCTGAGGAAGGCTGGCTCATTGACGGCTCAATCCCGGTTGCAGATGGCAGCATCTTATGGACTAAAAACATCTCGCACGCTCAGGTTTTCAGAACCGAGGCAAAAGCCCTTTTGGCTACAAAACACCTACGAGATTTTTCACAGATCATTACTGCCGTAAGACCGCTTGATCATGCCGTCAGATAAGCTAAAGCAGCGGCAACTTGACGGCTTACGCCAAAACCGCCTTTTTCATGTTCGCTTAACAGAAGAGCTTGCTCTAAAACTTCAGCATTACATGAAAGATCAAAGCATGAATGCGAACCAAGCTCTCATCGTAATCATCTCCAAATTCTTTCGCAATTATTGACTATGCTTGTTCTCACTATCTCTGGATACCTTGGCCGCGATCCTGAATTTAAAACAACTAATCAGTCTCAAGTTGCTTCATTCTCTGTTGGTGTCCCCACCGGCAAAGACGAAACCACATGGGTCGATTGTTCTGTCTGGGGCAAACGCGCAGACACTGTAGTGGCTTACTTCAGGAAAGGCGGGCGTGTGACCCTCACTGGGTCCGGCAAACTGTCCACTTACGAAAAGAAAGATGGATCACTTGGCAGCAGCCTTGAAATGAATGTCACTGATTTCACTCTCCCCGCACGGGAAGGAGCAGCAACATCTGCCGCTCCCAGCCATGCAGAGGAAGTCCCATTCTGATTGACTAATAGGGCCTCGGCCCTTTTTTTTTGCCATGACTGACGAATCCCGTTACCTCAACGAACTGTCTAGGTTCCCGCTGCTAACAGCAAGCCAAGAAATCCAGCTAGGCAGGCAGGTGAAAAAATACGTCGAACTTAAGGACTTGCCTAAAGATCAGCTGAATGACATCCAGAAACGACAGATTAAGGCTGGCCTTAGGGCTAAGGACAAGCTAATCAAAAGCAATATGAAGCTTGCCGCAAGTATTGCTAGGAAAATGTTGGCCAAGGCAAACCCAAAAACTCTGACTTTTTCTGATTTGCTGCAAGAAGGAGCAATCGGGCTGAGTAGAGCGGCAGAACTGTTTGATCCTGAAAGAGGCTATAAATTCAGCACATACTCATATTGGTGGATTCGGCAATCCATCAGCCGTGCAATATATGGAACTGACAGGATGATTCGCGTCCCTGACTCAATGCTGAATCGATTTATAAAAGCACAAAAAATTTTAAAAGATTTTTACTTTGAACACGGGCATTCACCCTCAACTGAGCAAATCACCGAGCTAACAGGGTTACAGCCGGGTGATTTTCAGTTAATGGCGCAGTCATATCATCATAGATCGTCTGATGATCCGATTTTTGGGAGCGATCAAGGGCTATCAATTATTGAAGCATTTTCTAGCGACAATCCTAGAGCTGGAGATTGGTTTGAGACAGACCTAGAAGTAAACGAACAAATCGAAAAAGTACGGGTTGCAATGTTAAGGCTTGACGATGAAAGTCGGCAAATAATACGCGATTATTTCGGCCTGGACAATAGCGAAGAGAAAAATCTTTCCCGGCTTGCGAAAGAGAAAGGAACTTGCAGAGAGAGCGTTAGATTGAAAAAAGACAAGGCGTTGATAAAACTTAAAAGCTATATTAATTTTAGCTGTTGAAATCTTCTAGTTTTATTTCTAGATTTAAAATGTGTTCAACAGCTTGTAGCATCACTTGTTCTTTTTCCGCCAATGTTCTGACCAGTTGGCTGCAAAGCTTCCTGACTTCTGCCTCAGTGCCTTGGGTTAAAACGGATCGTGCATGACGTTCAACCTCTATCTGTTTCTCTAGGCTGATTGATGGCACTAGCCAATGAGCAAACGCCATATTTCTGAATGCATTTCATCCATGGTAAGGAGCACACCGCCAACAATGCAACAGGTTGAAACTACCGTTGGCACGATTTGGCGCGTAACGTTTGCTGGCATCACCCGTGAGCACCAGCAAAAATGGCAGGCCGAAATCTACTATCAGCAGGCAATGGATGCTTACAACGGGATGTTCAAGTGATCCAGCGTTCGATCCTGGCCTCACGACCCGCCGACCAAAACGGCTGACCCCTAAACCACTCACGCCACGGCTGAGCCCCCTTCTTACCGTTGCATCGTGAACAGCAGGCTACAAGGTTTCCGGGGATCGTCTGGCCGCCGGCTGCCTTTGGGCGCACATGATCTAACGTCGTGTTCCCCGTGGTGAGCTCTGCATCGCAATAGGCGCAACGATGATCAAAAGCTTCGAGGATGCTGCGCCTAAACCTGGCCTGAGCTGATTTTTTGGGGATCAGCTCGGCGCCATCGATGAACACTCAGTAATCCCACCGGACCCACATCCCCCCTTCTCTGCGCCCTAAATGTATGAAACCCCTTGATGCGGCACGGCCAACACTATGGGGCCAATGCTCCTCGCAGTACGCCTGAACCGCCCAGATGTCGGCGTTTTTTACGTAGAAGTCTGCGGCTCCAACGCCTTTTCCATCAAAGAGGTGCTCGCTGCGGAATGCACCGCCAACCTCACGATTAATTGCCGGGGGCCGGTAGCCAGACGTGATGATGATCGGCTTGCCGCCAAATTTGACGCGAACACGCTCAAGGAATGCCGCCAGCTCAGCGGCCATATCAACCTGATACTGGTGCTCAAAACGCCGCGCCTCTTGACCGAGCGCAAATTCACCCAGCGTGATATGTGGCGTTAGCCGGGTGCTAAATGGCGACTCAGGCCGGATCGTTGCAGGTTCTGGCGCTGCGGCTTGTTCACCGGCCCATAGCATGCCCTCGGCTTTCCGCCGGCGCTTAAGGCCAGCTTCAAACGCGCTGCCCGGATTGCAGTAGAGCAGCAGCGCACTCGGCACGCTCTGGTAGGTCCGTTCTCGCAGGCAACGGCTGATCGTTTCAAAGCCTTGCTGGTGGCCGTAGAAGTAGCTCCCCAGGTTGTATGCAAACGAGATCAGTGCCGATTGCTGATGCTCCTTCATTGCTGACCAGTAGGGGATTGAACCAGCCAATGCCGAGACAATGCCATCAATCGTTTTTTGCAAAAGCGCATCGCCTTTCTCCTGGCTGATCCGATCACCAGGGACTACCGGCGAACCATCAGCCGTTGTCGTGTTCCCCCAGCCGATCGTCCACACCCCAGCCGGGCATAAATACGCATCATGGTGAAACCCTTCAAATCGTTTTATGAGTTCAATCCCAGCCCGATAGTCCCGCTGTTTACCTGACTGACTCCATGTCGCGAACCATGGCCGATCGCGACACATGGCAATCTCATAGCCATGTTTGCTTAGATCTGCTTCTAACTCCTGAATTGCTGCAGCCTGATGCGGGAGCGCTTTGTAATACCTGAAAAGCTGCTCAAGCGTGATGGGCTTACTATTCGTCATTCCAGGGCGATTTGATGTGTAGATCGTCTATTTGGATTGGTGGCGGCATTGCCGGCGGTTGAGATTTGTGCCACCACCCGTCGGCAGGGATCAGCCCTTTTTTGCTTTCAATGCACGCAAGACAGAAAAAACCAACTGAACTACAGAATTTGATTTCAGCGTTGGTGATAAAGCAATAATTTCAGATGCGGCAGCAACGATGATCCACGTGATTGGGGATGTAAGAATTTCTTCCATGCTGTTCAGTGATTGACCTGTGATCTAATCCTAATGCTCGCGGGCTTCAAGGGCTGTGATTCTGTTGCCCTGTTCGTTCAGGAGCTTATAGATGCCAGCACGATCGGCCTTCATGTCTTGATGTAGTGAATCCAACCGCTCACCAATTGATTCCACTGCAACCGTTAGCCTGATGGCTTCATCTCGATTGTTGCGGCTGCGGCTGCTCCAGCCTGCCGCGGTAACTCCCACGATTCCAATCATTGCCCCTACGGCTGCAGCGACGATTTCGATCAAGATCCTGCAACCGCTTCAAGGTCATTTTAAGGGATCCGGCCTGCCAGCAACGATTGCAACTGCACGCCGGTAAAACATGCAGTCAGTCTTGCCAGCTTTTTCAAGCGCCAGTTTAATGGTCACCCAATTTTGAAATGTACGGCTTGCTTCGTGCATTAGTCTGCGTCCGCTCCAGTTGCGTCAACCCATTTGGTTTTATTCCACCAAACGGGTTTTCCTAGATCTGTGTCGAAAACACAAGAGCCAACAAAGGCTTTGAAGTTGTTTGAGTAGTCGATATTGTTTCTTTCTGCGGTTGTTACTGATCTCGTCGGACCCCAAACCCATTTGTTAATAGCATATTCAACACCAGTATTGACGTTTACGTCTCTCTGAACATAATAAGCTTGCGCTTGTAAATCTTGCGACCAAAGCGGCTGACCTGTAGTGGCTGCAGGAGCGCTCGGTAAAGTCGAGCGAGGAGAAAACCAGCCCTGTCTCAATGGTGCTCCAATTGGCTGAATTGAGGCATCTATGACGGTTGAAAGAAGAGTATCAGCGATGACAATGCTGGTCGCAACCGTTGCAGAGCCATTGGTGATGCTGACGATATGAGTGTCCAAATCTGCTCCATTAGCACCACCACCAATAATCCGAATTGCTAGGCGTGGGCGCAACCGAATTGCACCAAAGTTCTCGTCTTCACTGCCGTCAACACGAAAAGCAGTCAAATTCGTTGTATTAACTAGACCATTGGCTTTGCCTACAGATTGGAACCCAGTTGAAGAAAAAGAATAAATTGAATCGTCTTCAATGCCAGGTGTTAGGTAATCGCCTTCCCCATCGCTAGTGAGAACAAGGTCTCCCCGGTCAATCCACCAACCATCGTTAGATGTAGTCCTGGTTGCATAATCTGCGGAGATGAGTGATGATTTCCCAAATTGAACATCATTAAACAACCCGCCAGCATTTGATACTGATGCCGTTGATGCCAACTTAGGCGCAAAATCCTCAGAGACGTCTGAGTAATATATTCCTCCAAACCCGCTAAGATTTCCATCATAAGTCAACGAAATAGATCCTGATTTAGTACCTCTAGCAATGTAAGCGTCTTGAAAACCTATATCACTAATAAAACCAACACAACCTGAGAGCTTAATACTTGTGCGTGTGCTTGCAGAGGTTGAGTCGCAGTCAACATTTACTAATGCAAAGTTTGTAGATTCGTAGATTGAGTTTTCTTTTTGATACTCAATCCGACAGCTGTGAACATTAACAGCAAAACCATTATTTGTAGCTGCTGTGGCATTCAACAAACCTCCTGCTTTTGATGAGTCAGCATTATTGGCGATGACTGTGCAACTCGCGAAGTTGATTGGTCGCTTCCCTCCAGCTCCTGCCTCGCATTTGACAACATAACCGTTTTGGTCAGAAGCAATAGCGAGAAAACAATTTTGAAATGTAAGGTTCGTTATTGCATTATCGCGAGGAACGGTGATCAACTTAAGAGTGGCATCCCCATTACCACCTTGGACAGTGATAACGTCATTCAGTAGATAATCAGTGACGGTTGTGCCATCATTAAGTGAATTTGAATCTAGCGCGGGAGAATACTTAAAGTCACCAATGTGACTCAACTTCGCAGTAGTGACGTTGCCGGAACTGTTGACTCCAATTTCAACCAACATCCCACTGCCAGCGCCTCCAGTCGTTGCCAATCTCGAACCGTTGGCGTAGCCACTTCCGGCGTTTTGCACTTGAAGAGCGAAACTCTTAAATAGCAAAAACAAGTCATATCGCGCTCCCCCTAAATAAACGCGGGTAAACTCAAAGCCTAGATCCGTAAAATCAGATGCCACGCAATAAGCAGCTCGATTACCAGCCGAGCTGTTGGCGACAATTCCCACGTCCCTAAAACCACCCGTTGACGCATAGCCCATGTTGAACATCGGCTGCGTGCTCTCTGCTCCGGCCCAGCGGAACCCCGTAGATCTCCAGTTTGTTCCAATGAATGTAACCCGCCCAGATCTTGAAAAAATCGTGTCAGTTATGAAGATCGTGCCTTCGATATAAACAACAGAGCCTTTAGGTTGATCAACATCGCCAGAACTTGTAAAGCTTCCAGATACATCAAAAACAAAATTAGTAGCAGCTTGTAATTTTGCAGTGTCATCGCTCCCACCATCTAGCGGGTTAGAATATTTTACACCGCATTGAGAGGCTTTGACAGAATTTAGTTCATCTGGAATTAATTTTAAGACTTGGCCGGTTGGCAGTACATGGTCAACATAGGTGTAAAAAGTACGCCCCATATCAGAGGCGCTATTGCTCGCGCAGACCTTATAACAAGCCCCGCCTAATGATAAGCCTTCGTGATATTCAGAAGTTCTATAGAAAACACCGGTAGGGATTTTGGGATCGATCAAAGCCCCGCTTGAATCATAAAGAGCCTTTCCAACTGCGGCAAACCTCTTGATTTTGCCTGAGGTATCTTTCGTGTATAGTTCAGCGTCTGCTGCATTAATTGCGAGTTCGCCCACATCGATGTCGCTTGCCGTGGGGAGAGTCCCGGTTGTGGTGGCGTGCTTATGGGTGATTTTGAGCGTCATAACAGCAAAACTAACCTTCCATCAAGTCTACTTCTCTTACAGTCACGAAGTTTGCTGACCCAGAAATAACATCTGTCGCTCGAACGCTCACCGCACTGCTCGTAAGCATGATTTGCGCTTTGTAGTAGAGATCCCCAGGCTCTAACCCGTTGCTGTAGCTATCGCGATTCAATACATCGCTGTCAATCATCCAAAACTGAGCCTCAGCTTCAGCCTGCTCATTGGTATTCAAAAGCAATCGCAATAGATTGCTAGTGCCAACTTCTGCCAATGCTTGAGCTGACCAAACCGCAATTTCATTGCGTGGCGTAATGTCTGCGTTATCGTAGGCTGTCACACCTGCATCTAAGCTCGAATCATTGTAGTTCGGTCCGTAATTTGCAATACTGCCAGCAGTGCCGACAATATCTGCATCGAGGTAAGTTATGTTTTGATCTACGTCAACAAAGCAACGTGCATTCGCGTATCGACTTTGGCTGATAATTGCTGTGTTACGAGTGTCGCTTGCATCGCGCTCAACCAAGAAATCGAACGAACCACCGCCTTGTACTAATGATTTAACACCATCAAAAAACTTGTCCCCAAGACCAGTAGTGTCGATTTCATTTGAATTTAAGTTCAAACTCCATCCTTGTAAACATGCCTCTAGCTTCCATTCATTGACTAAACGGAGCTCAAGTGCTGTTGTCGTGCCAGTCGCAAAATCTGACCGGTCAATGTCTTCTCTTGTTGCATCGTTGATGCCAGCAAGAGCTGCACCCCGCGAACGGTAAAAGGACAACCGATTTAGAACATCAACATGCACGTATAAACGGTTGGTGTATGGAACGGTTAAAGACCCAAGCAACGCCGATGGATATGGCGTGCTGTAATCAACAAGCTCAGAATAAGTTTCATTGCCTGCAATGTCCGCGTACGTCGGGATCAAAGGTGGATCTGTTGAATTTGCGTTCGGCCAATTATTGGCGCTAGCAACCTCAACCAGGTCACCACTGCGGAATCCTGTTGTCGTCAGCGAAATGATATTTTTGTCTTGATTAAGCGCAGTAATATCAACCGCAACGGGCGTAGGCGCGGAACGGTTAAATACGACTTTGCCGAATGTGCCGAGGACTGCCATTACGTCG